ACTGATGCAATACCAGTTGCCTCTAATACTTTTTCCACCGTGTCTCCAAGACCTGTAGATGTTGTTGCTTTTCTTTTTGCCATATTATATTAATTCAAATTCTTCGTTTAAAAAATCAGTATAGTCCTCTCCGACTGCCTGAAGTATTCTTTGCTTGCAAGATTTTATAGTTAGGAAAATAGACTTTAAACTGATGCCAGTCTCTTCGGATATTTGGCGCATTGGCTTTCTTTCGTCTTTATATATCCTGAATAGCTTTTGGTCGTACCAATCCCAACTACTAATCTCGTTTTCTACTCTGTCGTAAATGTTCTCCAATGATTCGTGTTTAAGTAGCTCTAACTCCTCTTGTGCTAAATCCCTTACTACCTCAATAGATAAGTCATTAGATGCAGTTTTGTTGGCTTTATACGTTGTGTTTCGCAGTAGTATCCACATCAATGCTCTGTTAGGCTCTCCGTCTATTAGTATCTTTTCGTAGTAATTGTACTGATGTACTTTTAGATACACATCTTGTACGATGTCCTCAGCGAACTCGTTGTCACCAAATAAACGGACTATGTTAAGCCATTCCTTATGATATTTAGATAATATACTTAGTGCGTTCATTGGTTAATTTCTAAACAAATATATGACTATATTTTAATCTAACAAGTTGCCTACAAAAAAAGCCACCTGTTAAAGTGGCTCTAATCCGTTTAAATAAATCTCTCGGCTAACGTATTTATCTAACTTGTGTAGTGTTGACAAGGTTACGTCTTTACCGTTGAGAAAGTTGTTTACTTGGAAGTGGTGCATCTTGTATCCTAATAACTTTATGTCCTCTACGATTTGGTTTCGTGTTCGGGTAAGTAGGAGTTTATGTATCTGCTTCCGCAGGTCTTCATCGTTTATGTACATATCAGAAAGGTAGGTCATCGTCAATACTATCTCCAATTGGCGCACGTTCAACTGGTGCTACATATGGCTCGCTAAATGAAGCGGAGAAGAAACTTCCGTTCTTACCTTGCTTTACCCACAAAGCCACTTCCATCTCTTTTCCGTTTACGTTTACCTTTCCTTTGTAGTCGGGTTGTTTCTCATTCGTCTTTTTGTCGTTCTTAAAGATTGCTCCGGTATTTGTTTTGTTTTCCATTATGTTGGGTTTATATGTTACTGATAAATGCGATGATTAATGTAATGCTGATTACGGTAATGAGTATCATTGTGCCTAATGCAGCGTAGTATTCTCGTTCTTCGTTTCGTTTTTTCATAGTGTAAAAATTAAATAGCCAATAGTTATTCCTGCTAACAAATGTAATAGTCGGTAGTAGTTTTCATAATTCATTGTTCTTCGTTTACGATTTCTAATGTTCCATTGATTGAATAGCCAGTTAACCGAATCAACTGCTCAATGTGATAAATCAAGTCCTCAAGCTCTACATCCTCGTGGTCGAACTCATAGCTTGCTTTGTTGCCGTAGTGGGTTATCTCGATTTTCGGTCTTCTACTTTCTGATTCATAGGAATTGAATTAAGGCGTTATAATACTCACGGCAAAGCTCTATTTTTTCTTTGATTTGCTCAATGACTGCTTCGTCTTTTTGTACGTAGAATACTTTTACTCTGCGGTTCTTAGGTACTTGGCTAAATTCGTGTTTGCGTAGAATCTCCTCACGCAAGTCGTAGTCCTCATCAATCTTGTGCAATTTCCAATGCGCTCTACGGATTTCATCCTCTACCATTTCGATAGGTGTATCAACAAGGCAGTAGCAAAGCATTGACTGCTGCTTACCAGTTAGCCACATATAACCTTGCAATTGATAGAAATAGTCTTTGTTAGGTATTTCGGTATCGAAAAACGGAAAGGTAGTAGCATCCCAACTTGATTTAACGTCAAGTAATACATCCTCCGTGTTTACGTCAGGTGTTCCCTTGATATAATCATTCTCAAAATACTCTTCGTTCTTGTAAATGAATTTTACGTCTAAGACATCGTTGACAAGTGAGATAGATAAATCCTCAACTGCGTTGCCTTTGTCCGTGTAACGGCTTGAAAACTCCTTCCTGATGCCGTATTTCTCTTCTAACACAAGTTCGTGGATGTAAGTTTTAGCAGTTTGGCTTAGTAGTTCGCCTTTAGAGCGTGGTGTTGCCATTATTTTCCCTATGGCAGAACATCTTATTTTTAGTGTCTTCATCAGTAAATCCATTTTAAAAATCTGCGAATTAGTCCAAGCTCTTGTTTAGCCGTGTTTTTGAAATCTTCACGAATCATTTTAGGAGGAACTTTAATTACTTTTTTCGGATTGACTTTTGCAATACCGTTAGTATAATTAGTAGTCTTATCATTATACTCCCTAAATTCTTTTATAATATTTATGCTTGCTGGTATCTTATTATTCCATTTATAATACCCTTGACGGTTTTTATATATTATTCCGTTTCTTTTTAGGAATACAGGCCACGCTTGAGTAACATTATATTTTTTTGGGAATTCAACTAAATTCTTATAATTAAATGAATCAAGTTCGTATTGTAAATTTTCTAAAAATCTTAAATACTTTAAGGTTGTTCTACCTGTATTTCTTTTTATTCTTTTCATAGCGTTTAAATTAAATGATTACTAATTAAAATTCACAATGCGTTAAGCATATCCGTTTGACCTTCAGTTAACGCAAAGGATGATTCGAGTTTCTCTCGTGTGTATTCACCTTTGGCAATGGCTTGTACTGCTGCGCTGAATCGCTTTTGGTCAATTTCAGGTAGTTTCTTCTCCGTCTTTACTTGTTCTCCGCTTGCGTCCGTGTCTTTGTCAGTTACTAAACCAAGTGCAGAACTTAAAGCGTAACGTCTGTAGTACGTTACACCTGAACCAAAACCTTGATAATCATTCATACCCTTTAGCTGAACGTAAGGAATCATACAAACCGACTCCATAAACTCACCGCTCTCGTGGAAGATAACCGTCTTTAGGCAGTTTTGACCTTCTTGGTTTGTAAGTTGTTGGGTAAATCCGAGTCCGTGTTTTTTTAGGATTGGATTAATCACCTCAAAAATCTTGGGTAAATCTGCGTAAGAATAGCCAAACCCTTGCGTTCCTTTGTGAATTACTGGCACTTCTTGCTGAAAAGCCGCAAGCGCTTTAAATAAATTTTTCATAGCGTTTAATTAATTATTTATACAAATATATACATTATTTAGATACGAATATAAATTTTAGATAATTTTTTTTGATTTTTTTATTGAAATAAGTGTGTAAGTCTTTTCTACTCGGTCATTTTTATCAAATTCTGTTGTTTTCGGCATCCGTGTATCGGTAGTCCAATCGGGGTTTAAATCGCTTAAGTCAAAAACATAGACACCTTTTGGAGTAGAATTAATGTAAAGTGGCTTATAACCTGTTTCAATATAAGATAAGATTAATGCAAAATACTTGTCACGTTCTAACATCAATTTATCATAGTGAGTTTTCCTACACTTCAACTCAATTCTATATTGGAGCTTGTGGCTTACGCAATCCCATCTACTAAACTGGTCTTTTGATTTCTCTAAGTCAGGTACAAATCCGTTTTTAAGAACATCAAATAATTCACTTTCCTGCATCTTTTATCTTTTGTTTGTATGTTTTGATAAGTTCTTTTAGTTCTTCTGCTGAGTATCTTCGTGTTTGGTTAGCAAGTTGGCTTAATTGCTCGTATTTAGCCTCTCCTATGCGTTTTAATAGACCCTCACGATAGTTGATTAGGTTTCCGTGTTTCCATTGGTTACAAGCTACGCATTGACCGTGTACGTTATCTTCGTTGAATGTAACTGCTTTGTGTCCACCTGAACTCCAAAAATGTCCTGCGTCAAATTTATATCCGAGTTTTGAACCGCAACTGATACAAGGCTTATTCTTATCACGTTCCCTTATGTACTTGTTGAATACAACTTGGGCTTCTTTTAACCAGTCTGAGGTTGTTTTTAGGTTTTCTTTCATTCGTCTTTTCGTCTGCTTCCATTGCTTTTCTCTTGCCTCAGCTACAAAAGCACGTACACACTCGTCTTTTAAGCAGTATTTATGATTGAAGCGTACAGGCTCAAACTTTTCCCTACAGTTTTTACATCTCATAACTTACTTAACCATTGTTCATAAATGTTACTTGCTATTTGTGCAGTCATTACAGGTGGCACACTCATTCCTATTAAATATTCAGGTTTTAATTGCATAAAATTATAGTCTAATGGATAACTTCCACACAATGATAATTCCTTTTTACTTCTATATCTTGGTTCTTCATACAAACAACACATATCATTAGCAGTTATTGTATTAGCTACTTTTGATAATTTTAAAAATTTATGATTAAACATATAATTAGGCCTACCTTGCCTTGTTGATATATTATCTAAGTCAATATCAGTTTCAATTCTATTATTCCATAATTCAAGAGCCACACCATTTAACATTCTTTCATTATTTTTATTTTCAAATATTTCACGAAAAATTATTTCAGATTCTTTAAAATTCATTTCTATTTTAGCTGACTGAGTAAACATATCTTGCCAGTATAAAAAATCTTTTGCTAAATCTTTTCTTAAACAAATAAAAAACACTCGTTCGCGTTTTTGAGGAACACCCATTTTAGAAGCATCTAATAAAAAATGTTGACAATAATACCCGGCTTCATCAAATTCTTTGTAAATTTTAATTACATATTCTTTAGCAGCTCCTAATAAAAGACCTTTTACATTTTCAGCAACTACCACTTTTGGCTGCAATTCTTTTGCTAAATCTATAAAATCAAAAAATAATGTATCTAAAATTTGCTCTGCCTGGCCCTCTCTAAATACTTTTTCTTTACCCCAATCTTTTTCGCGATTACCCGCCATACTAAAAGATGAGCAGGGTGGTGAGCCATCTAATATATCAAGTTGGTATAATTCCTGTGGTAAGTCCTTTCGTTTTGCAAATGTTGTAATGGATTCTAAAAATGAGTATTTAGGATTGTGATTAGCTTGGTACACTTCAATCATTTTTGGGTCAATATCGTTATGACCTATTACATCAAATCCTGCCAGCTTATAACCCATTGTAGAACCACCTCCACAAGCAAAGCAAGAAAACACTTTTCCTTTATCTTTTGTAAATACAACATCTTTTAAAGTCCAATTGTAATTATATTTATGTTTCATAGCGTGTTTTTTTAGTCAAATTTAATGTTCTCAGCTATCCATTGGCGAAATGCTATTTGTAAATCTATCTGCTCATTGAATACCTGCTCTCTATGTTCTTCGTCTATTCGTAGGACTGCTCGGTCTGCTGATTCAATCTCCTTGACAAGCATATTTGCTTTGTTCTTTAGTCCTTGTCTAAACACGGAG